ATGATTCACAGCCACGACAAAGCCAATCCTGCTAAGTTAAAATATCGTATGTTACGTGCTGCCGGACAATTAAAAGATCTTGCATCTCGTGCTGAAAACGCCAGTCCAGGTGAGTGGCAACTAATGGCTCGTCAGTTCGACGAACTAAAAATGAACATGGAACAAATCCGTCACGCTCTAGAGGAACTAGGCAAAGTTAAAAGCAAAGGTGGCATTAGATCAAGAGGTATAACCATATGAGAGCAAAAGATTTTGTACCGGCTACAAAACCTAGAAACTTTGTTGCTAAAAATCAAAAGACCGCAGGTGCTGGCGCACACAAAGATAAAAAGCGAGCTGCCAAGCAAGGCGATGTCAAGCATAAAAAACAAGATGTAGATGAAGGTTGGGATGATATTAAAAAATTTGGTAAGAAGGCCGCGGTAGCAGGCGCTATCGGTCTGGGTGCGTTAGGCAGTGCTCAAGCACAAGATGCTCCGTCAGGCGAAGACTTTCTTCCAGATATTGTTGCTCATGTAACCTTTAAAGTTGATGGTAACACTATTACAAAAGATATTAACCTAGGAACAGCATATAAATCTCCAGGCCAGGCTGGTGACGCTCTTGCAAAATTCTTAAAGTCCAAAGGTATTAAATATTACGATTATAGTCTTGAGCGTGTAAAACCCAAAGACAAAGACTATCTAGATAAAGCTCCGTACACCGACAGTGGTAAGGCTCACAGCCAAATGGACACCGGGCCTGCTAGTGATAGTAAATTCAAAGGCGATTATATGTCTAAAGAAGGTATAACATCAAATGGTTGAAATTACAGAATCAGCAAAAATCAAAGTAGTAGATCTACTCATGGAAGAAAACAATCCCAACCTCATGCTAAGAACATTTGTACAAGGCGGTGGGTGTTCAGGATTTAGTTATGGCTTTACCTTTGACGAAATCAAAAATGAAGATGATTTTGAATTTCCGATCAGTACAGAATACAATATGGTCATCGATGCTATGAGTATGCAGTATCTGCAAGGTGCTGAAATTGATTATCAAGAAGATATCACAGGCAGTCAGTTTGTAATTAAAAATCCCAATGCACAATCAACCTGTGGTTGTGGAAGTTCATTCTCAGTATGAAACAATATAAAATTACCAGCGATAATATTTTACAAAATAGTGATGACGACTGCTATCTCTCTCCAGACGACCCTATACACGAATTAAAAATTGCACACAACATGGGCGGGCTAGGATCTGCAGAAAAATTAGCAAATTACAATGCCATGAAAGCCTACAACAAATACACGGTTTATCCAGAAGACGACGGCACTGATCTTCCTCGTAATCCATATTCACAAGTATGAGAGCAAGTGAATTTGTTGTTGAAAAGAAAAAAAGAAAACGCAGACCGCGTTGGGCTGCTTACGGCCCAGGACCTTACGGCGGTTACGGCTATGCTACTGGTTACAGCGGCGACGGCGGTGGCGGAGAGGGTGGCGGAGAGAGCATTGAGCATGAAAACTTTGCTGATGGTAAGAATCCCCAGGATAAAGGCGACAGTAAACGACACGGCATCAATACTAAAGCATCAGTAAGTAGTCTACGTAAAACTGCTAAACAGGGCGGGCGCAAAGGACAATTAGCGCACTGGTTGGCTAACATGAAAGCAGGCCGTGCTAAGAAGAATAAATAACAGTATGAAAATACGTGAAATTTTAGAATCAGCAACAGCAGGCGCTACCAGTGCTGGTAATGTAGCTATAGGTGCTGTATACAAGAATAAACCCGGAAAAACAGCAAAAAACAAGGACGGAACCGCAAAAAACGCATTAGATCTCAAAGGAACTAATCTGTTAACTGGCGGGTCTTTAGTAAAAAGATAAATATATAATACACTTTTAGGAATGTGAACATGGACTTCAAATCGTTAATCAGCAAAATAGAAAGTATCGACGGTAAAATCGATACCCCAAAAGCACCAGAGCTGCCAAAATCTGTGCAATTAAATGAAGATGCACAACTTCGTGTTCTATCTGGGCAAACAACTTATGTTTCAGAAGCCAAGAAAAAGAAAGACGAAGAAGTCAAAGAAGCGGACGACATGAAAGTAGGCGACAAGAAAAACATCGCCACTGGCACTGTTGAAAAAACAAAAACAGGCATTATTCACAAGAGCAGCAAGGCCTATGGTGGCAGTGAAGAAAAAGAAGCTGATGACGAAGATGACAAGCCAAAGAAAAAAGCCAAGAAAGAAAGTGTAGAACCAGAATTTAAAAGCAAGTTCATGAAGATGGTTGAAGCCAAGAAAGAAGAAGCTGCTGATAAGAAAAAGAAAATGGCCAAGAAAGAAAAGATGGCAGAAGGATCTAAGCCAGACTTCCTAGACATGGACAAAGACGGCGACAAGAAAGAGCCAATGAAAAAGGCAGTTGCTGACAAGAAAGCAGGTCCTAAGAAAGGTGTAAATCCTTTTGCTAAGAAAACCGAAAGCAAGATGATGCCAAAAGATAAGAAGAAAACAGTTAAAGAAAGCGTAGAAACAAAACTGTCTTTCAAACAAATGGTACAACTAGTTCAAGAAAGCGGCGGACAACAACAGATTGATGCTGTAGACAAAGCATTGTTTACTTGGGCAGAACGTGTAGCTCGTAACAAACTAGGTGAAGGTATGAAAGCTGATCTATACGCAGGTTTGGTATATGAACGCAACGGTGGTGAATTCGAAATGTACGATGTACTAAGCGAAACACAAAAGTAATTTAACCAAAAAGTGTAAAAAGGCCAGTCATAGGTTGACTGGCTTTTTTTATGACTATATAATAGTCATATAGGAGAGAACAAATGTCAAAAATGTACGGACCGGAAGAAAAAGCCAAACTTGAAAGATTAATCAACGAAGGATCTAATGTGCTTCGTGAAGTAGAGGATCTCAATGAAGGTCTTAAAGAAACTGTAAAAGCTGTTGCAGAAGAATTACAAATCAAACCCAGTTGGATCAACAAAGCCATACGCATCGCACACAAAGACAATTGGAAAGACCACGAAGCAGAATGGAGCGAGATTGAAATGATCCTTGGTGTTACTAAAAAACTTCCTGAATGAATGAACTATTAAAACCAACCTTTGATTGGATCCGAGATGATTATCGAACTCATCCTTTACGTTTTTTCATTGAGTTGCTTGCTTGGGCTGTTAGTATTGGTTGTTCAATCACCATGGCAGTCACAGTCCCTAATCCTCCTCTTCTCGTATTATATCCTATCTGGATTAGTGGCTGTGCTATGTATGCGTGGGCTGCTTACACTCGTAAAAGTTTTGGTATGCTGGCTAACTATATCTTGCTAACCGCAATTGATACATTTGGTCTAGTAAGAATGCTAATTAATTAAATAAAGTAAGAAGGTAGGCGGGCCATAAACCGCACAATTGGTATTTGCAAGCCCAAAATTGCATAGGAGAAAAAATGAGTTTCGTAGACGCATACTATAATCGCGACGATGACAAGATACTTGTCGTTGAGCGTGACGACAAAGGGCAGAGGCATTTCAAAGATTACCCTGCCAGGCACATATTCTATTACAACGACCCCAAAGGCAAGTTCCAATCCATCAAGGGCGAACCACTAAGCAGAGTTAGTTCAAAGAATGTCAAAGAACATCGCAAAGAACTTGCTATTCATTCAAACAAACGACTCTACGAGTCAGACATCAATCCTATCTATCGATGCCTAGAAGATCATTATCTCAATCAAGATGCTCCTAAGCTAAATGTAGCATTCTTCGACATTGAGGTTGACTTCGATCCAGAACGTGGCTATGCATCACCTGATGATCCGTTTATGCCAATCACTGCCATTGCTGTGTATCTTCAATGGATGCAGACTATGGTATGTTTGGCTATTCCTCCTAAGACGTTGAGTATGGAAGAGGCTAAACGTCAGGTTGAAGAATTTCCCAATACAATGCTGTTTGATAACGAAGCAGACATGTTGAATACTTTCTTGGATCTAATACAAGAGTCGGATGTGCTAAGTGGCTGGAATTCAGAGGGCTTTGATATTCCATACACCGTTAACCGTGTTACCAAAGTTCTCAGCAAAGAAGATACAAGACGATTTTGTCTGTGGAATTGTTTTCCTAAGAAACGTGAATATGAAAAGTTTGGCAAAACTGCTACTACCTATGACTTCCATGGGCGTGTTCATATAGACAGTCTTGAGTTATATCGCAAGTATACCTATGAAGAACGCCATACATATCGATTGGATGCAATTGCTGAATACGAATTAGGTGAGCGTAAAACACAATATGAAGGCACGTTGGATCAATTGTACAACAATGACTTCAAAACATTCATCGAATACAACATCAATGACTGTATGCTTCTTGAGAAACTTGATAGAAAATTAAAATTCATCGACTTGGCTAATACAATTGCACACGAAAACACAGTGCTGTTAGCAACCACCATGGGCGCAGTAGCAGTAACCGAACAAGCTATTATTAACGAAGCTCATCGCAGAGGTATGATAGTTCCTAATCGCAAAAAGATGGAAGAGCACGGAGACACACAGGCTGCTGGTGCTTACGTTGCATATCCAAAGAAAGGTATACATGAATGGATTGGCTCTCTTGACATTAATAGTCTCTATCCTAGTGCTATTCGGGCTTTGAATATGGGCCCCGAAACCATCGTTGGCCAGTTACGACAGGATGGAACCAAAGACTATATTGCTGCAGAAATGGCCAAAGGAAAATCATTTGCGTCAGCATGGGAAGGTATATTTGGTAGTCTTGAGTATTCCGCAGTAATGAATCGAGAAGTAGGTAGAGAAGTTAATATTGACTGGGAAGGTGGTGGTTCTGATACATTAAGTGCGGCACAGGCTTATGATCTTATATTCGACAGCAACCAGCCCTGGATGATTAGTGCCAACGGTACCATATTCACTTATGAAACTGAAGGAGTGATATCGGGACTGTTGGCTCGTTGGTACAAAGAACGTAAAGAAATGCAGGCCAAGCTCAAAGAATGTATCCAAGCTGGTAACAAGATTGAAGAAGAATACTGGGACAAGCGACAGTTGGTCAAGAAGATTCTGTTAAACAGTCTCTATGGTGCGATTTTAAATCCAGGCTGTAGATTCTTTGATAACAGGATTGGTCAGAGTACCACACTAACTGGACGACAAATTGCCAAACACATGGCATCTAAAGTTAATGAAATTATTACCGGAGAGTATGACCACATCGGTCGAGCGGTCATATACGGTGACACAGACTCTTGTTATTTTTCAGCGTATGCTACCCTGAAAAAAGACATTGAGAAAGGGCTGATTCCCTGGAATAGAGAATCAGTGGTTGAACTTTATGATACCATAGGAGAAACGGTGAATGGCACATTTGTTAAATTCATGCAGGAAGCATTTCATGTCCCTAGAACCAGAGCTGAGGTCATCAAAGCAGGTCGCGAAATTGTTGCAAGCAAAGGATTGTTCATCACCAAAAAGCGATATGCAGTGCTCTACTACGACAAAGAAGGTAAACGAGCAGACACAGAAGGCAAGCCAGGCAAGATCAAAGCCATGGGACTTGACCTCAAGCGTTCAGATACCCCGGTTGTTATACAAGACTTCTTGAGTGAAGTACTAACTAAAACACTAACTGGTGTGACCAAAGAAGAGATACTGCAATATATTACTGATTTCCGCACAGAGTTTAAAACTCGACCAGGTTGGGAGAAGGGTTCACCCAAACGTGCCAATAACATCACTGAGTATGCCAGTAAGGAAAAGAAAGCTGGTAAGACCAACATGCCCGGACATGTCAGAGCTTCATTGAATTGGAACACTCTCAAGCGTATGATGGATGACAAATACTCCATGCAGATTGTGGATGGCATGAAAGTAATTGTGTGCAAGATCAAAGACAACCCCATGGGACATACTTCCGTAGCCTATCCTGTAGATGAACTGAGATTGCCACAGTGGTTCAAAGATCTGCCTTTCAATGATGCAGAAATGGAGACCACAGTCATAGATGAAAAATTAGGAAACCTTATTGGTGTTCTAGAATGGGACATCAGTTCAACAAGGTCGGACAATACATTCGCAAAACTTTTTGACTTTGAGTAAATTGCGGTTGCTTTTTACTCTAGATCTAAATATAATCTTAATATACAGGAGAATTCTTAATGAAAGATATACTACAAGACATCGTTAGCCATACGCAGAATCTAGGCTTCTTGACCACAGTCAAGGTCACAGGTACAGACAAAGGCACAACTATTAACTCAATGGCAGATGACCGTTCAGTAATCATGGAAGCAGAAACTGCTAATCCTTATCCGGATATGATCGGTGTATTTGGTATGCCGCAACTGAACAAGTTGAAATATCTGCTAGAAGGTGCAGAGTACAAAGAAGGCGCAAAGATCAGTATCACCACAGCAGAACGCAATGGTGAAACTTTGCCAGTGGGCCTGCATTTTGAAAACAAAGACAGCGACTTCAAGAACGATTATCGCTTTATGAATCAAGAAATCATCAACGAAAAGATGAAGACTGTGAAGTTCCGTGGTGTCAAGTGGGACGTAGAAATTGAACCTTCAGTGACTTCTGTGATCCGTTTCAACTTCCAAGCAGGTGCGAACTCAGAGCATCCTACGTTCCTTGCAAAAACTGAAGGTGGTAATCTTAAATTTACATTCGGCGATGCATCAACACACGGTGGTGAGTTTGTGTTTGCGCAAAACGTTGCAGGCAAACTAGATCGTGGTTGGACTTGGCCTGTGCTGCCAATCTTGAGCATACTTAAGATTGCAGATACCAACACCACTAAGATGTCGTTGAGCAATGAAGGTGCTATTCAG